TTCTGTTATTCTATGAGGCTGTGTAATTTCAGGAAGAACGTTAAGCTGTCGTACCGTAGGAATACAGAGCTGTTGATCTCTGCCTTGGATGACATGGGTTACCCAAGGGTAGCAGAGATCATGTCTTTCATTATAGGTAAGAAGAAACAAACTATGGGTATCACCAAGGTGAGGATCAAGGATGGTGGTGATGCGGTATCAGAACTTGAGTTCTTCATGTGGGTAGAGGTAGCACGCAGATGTAGGGATCAAAAGTTCTGGTGTCCTACCAAGGAGTATGGTTGGTTGCGTAGTATGTTAAGGAAGGTGAAGGATATACCACCTAACATTATCTTCAGGGTATCATCACCAAAGGTGAACCAGTTACCTATGAAGGAGTTCAAGTATAGATCAGTTGTCTATACACAGGACAGATATGATGATGTGATAGACACTGAGAGTACCAAGAAGTGTAGAGCTAAGTATCAAGGCAATGCCTGTCTTGAATGTACCTACTGTTATGACCCGAAGGTCAACACCGTAGTGTACCCACCTAATAAAATAAAGGGGGTGAGTTAGTGAAGTGTGAAGTGTGTATGCAGTATGAAGCAACAGTAAAAGACTATCGTGATGATGGTGAGAAGTACAGGTCATGTAAGTGGTGTGCCAATTTGAGTAATAAGAATTGGTACATGATGATGTTCCACCACAAGCATGAAGATAGGAAGGTAGATCCTAAAACATTTTATGAAGAGGAGGATGAAGATGACACTTGAAGATGCATTAGATATGGTATTGAAACAAGCAGAGAAATCTGAGGAGTGTAATGTAAAAGCATTAGAGATGGTAGAGGATGCAGTCTTAAGGTACATGAAGATACAGAAGGAGTTTAATAAGTTGCAAGATATAATTAAGAAGAAGGATGAGTATAGGAGGGTTATAACAAAAGAGTCAGAGTGTATATATTCTGGCGTTGATAAGTGTAGTGATCATGAGTAGTTAACTTTAATAACCTAACGAAAGGAGTATTATCATGGAATTTCACAATCCAACAGACACACAGTCAGTACCAACAGTAGACGCATTGCATGTAATAACAAAGCGACATAATGAGGAAGTGGATAAACTAAAGAGACAGGTAACAGAGTTAACTAATAGTTTATCTGCATCTCGTACTACTGTGCAAGCACATGAACGTAAGCTAAAAGAATTAGATATGGATCAGATACAATACATTGAGCAAGATGATTTGCAAGCTGACTTCACAGATCTCAAGGCTAAGTTTGTAACTTGCATGAATAGTGTGCGTGCTGACATAGGACTCATAGTAGACATGGAGTATCACGACAACAACAACAACATGTGTGCTAATGATATGGAGCTATTATCTGATGCGTTTACTGCATTGTGTGAGAAGTTACAAGACTATGGGTTTCAGTATAAGTTTAATGTTACTGGTACTTGTGAGTTCAGCATACAAGACATAGAGGCATCTACTGAGGATGAAGCTATGGAGTTGGGACGTGACATGGTCATGGAAGGATTCCATAATGGTGAGGTATATGCAGATGATGCAACTGTAGATGAAGTAGACAAGCAATAGATTATTAATAGAGATGGGGTGGCATAACGCCACCCTGTTTTTATTCTAATTAAACTAAGGAGATACTATGAGTGATAGAGATTGTCCAGATAAGTTAGAACCACAGTACCTCACATCAGTCCTTAAGAATGTACCCAAGGATATGATGTGGGATCTACGACAGTATCACTCCAAGCCTTCACACTTTGAGATCAAGTGGAGGGCTAGGCAACCAGTAGAAGGTAAGAAGTATGGACATGGTGGTGACCTGAAGTGGGAAGATGCACGGTCAGGTGATATGTATGTAAGAGATCGTTCATTAGAACAGAAGTACCAGCACTTGCTTAATGATAGAAACATATTGCTTGAGAAGCATAGAGTATTGCGGAGTGAGTACGATGATCTGCTTACTGACCACATGGATGGTGAAGAGTGGAAGGCTAGGCATGATGATCTTTTAATACAAGCAGACGATGACTATGATGCAGTAACCAAGGGTGTAATAAGTTTTATTAATCTATTAAGGAGGTAAGCGATGACTGTAATCATTGTAGTGTTAGGGTTGGTGTTAGGTATGTTTGTATATGAACCGTCTTGGTTCGACACGAGAACGCATCACTACCACCTGACTTACAACAACAAAGTAGAATGTGAAGATGCAAGGAAGCGGATCAATGACAAGGGTAGTGTATGTACTGACAAGCATGACTTATATATAACTAAGTAGGAGAATAAAATGGGACAGTCTTACTCGAAACAAAGAATATCAAAGTATAGGCGTGACAAATCTAAGTTGAGTAACTATGGTGCTAAGATGTTTCATGAGGTTAAGAGGTATGATGGTGAAGGTAATCTAATAGAAACAATAACACCTGATGATCTCATGGAACGTCCTATAGATAGCACGAGGAAGAGGCACAGTAATAAGTCTAAGAATATATACAAAACAAGACTTACTAAAACTAACGGAGAAGGATCTATGGAAGCATGGTCTTCTTTAGCTACCAAGGTCAAGAGAGGAGCTAGGGTAGGTTATAAAAAGGAGAAGGTATGATAGAAGGTATACGTATTATAAACAAGGATGTCATGACTGGCATACTGGATGTAGAAGATGCATCGGTACAGACATGTGTTACCTCACCTCCATACTGGGGGTTGAGGGATTACGGTACTGGTGAATGGGAAGGTGGTGACCCTGAGTGTAGTCATGTCAGGGACACTAAGAAGAGTGAGCATACTAAGACAGGTCAAGTCTTTCCAAGTGGTGATGCTATATACAAAACAGAGTGTCCACGTTGTGGTGCTACAAGGAAAGACTTGCAGTTAGGTCTTGAGGAAACTCCAGAAGAATACATAGATAACATGGTGAAGGTATTCCGTGGAATAAAGAGAGTCCTCAAGGATGATGGCACACTATGGGTTAACATTGGTGATACCTATTGTGGTACTGGACATAAGGGTGATACCAAAGATCCAAAGTTTGGTGAGCGTAGGAATGCACAGTCAGTAGCATTGAACAATAAGATAGATGGCATCAAGGCTAAGGACATGGTAGGTATTCCTTGGATGTTAGCATTCGCATTGAGGTCTGATGGTTGGTACTTGCGACAGGATATTATATGGAACAAACCTAATGCTATGCCTGAGCCAGTCAAGGATAGATGCACTAAGGCACATGAGTACATCTTCTTATTGTCTAAGAGTAGGAAGTATTACTTTAATCATGAAGCATTGAAAGAACCTACTACTACGTATGATGAAAAGGTCAGGGATAGGGACAAGGGTAAGCTAAACAAAACTCCCGGACGTGACAGGATAACAGGATTAAAGAGAAACAATTATGTAACAAGGAACAAGAGATCAGTATGGAATATTAATCTTAAGCCATATAAGGAGGCACACTTCGCAGTCTTTCCACCTGAGTTACCTGAGTTCTGCATACTGGCTGGCAGTAAGGAAGGTGACATTGTACTTGATCCTTTCTGGGGATCTGGAACTACAGGTGCAGTAGCAAGGAAGCATAGTAGAAAAGCAATAGGTATAGAGTTGAACCCTGAGTATGTAGAAATTAGTATGAAAAGATTTCAACAACAACACTTAAACTTCGGAGGTTAGTATGGCTAGACAGTTAGGTAACATTGGATCATGGGATATACCAGTTAGTAGTAGAGTTGTAGTGGTAACACGTGGAGAATCTATATTCATAAGGGATGCATTAAGACAACTACAAATAGAAATACAACAGGAGATAGACACTGTAGGTGACAGTGAAGATGGTAGGTCTGATGCACATGTAAGAATACTAGAGAAAATAATACCAAAGTTTAATGTAGAGATACAGTCAAGTGGTATCAATGATTTATATGACAAACATAATAGAGAGGATAATAATGGCTAAGAAAACATATCTTATTATAAGGTTAGATCTTAATGATGGAGCAGACATAGATGATGTCATTATTAATACAGAAATTATATATCCTGATGATGTCATTGATGCTGAGATAGTAGGTTCATCTGTTGAGATGATCTTTGATGGAGAGGAGGGACATGAGCAGACGAATTAAACTGTATCGCATAAACATAGACGGTGAAGACAGTTACTTTACTCACCTTAAGTCTGAAGCGGATCAGTATACACATGGTGGTATGTATGATGTGACTATGGTGTATGTAGATGTAACAGTAGGTGGCATAGCAACAGCACTTAACACATTGCCTATCAAAGATGGTTACTACTGGGATGGCAATGAATTTATTAAACGAAAAGAAAGGAGTAAAGGTAATGGCTAAGAAGAGACTAGATTTGTCAACTGTGGTAGACAAGCGTGATCCTCAGAAGGTATCAATAAGTGGTGCTGAGTTAAAGAAACTGTTGTGTGAAGCATGGGACTTGGGTTGCATGACAGGGCGTGGACAAGAATGCGAGTCTGCCAAAGAACAATTGGATGATTGTATGAGATTATTAAGAGACAAATATAAAACACTTAAGGTGGAGGTAGAGTATGCCGACTAAGTCAGAGGTAGTATATCAGAGAGCGTTACATTTCAAGGATCAGATATGTGAGTTACCTATCAAGCATATAGAAGAGCAAGAGAAGTTTGCTATGGTTGTGTGTGAAATCTTTGGCAACACATTCAGCGATGAGATACGTGAAGATGAATGGGATGGTGAAGAGGAAAGGAGAGATGAAGGGCGTGACAGAAGGGATGATTATAATGATAACTGTAATCCAATGACAGGGGTTCATAAGCTATAAAAGGAGATACTATGGTAATCAAACCTAAGAAAGCACCGCTAGTCATACATGTGAACAGTCATAACATCAGGGCTAATAGAAAGTGGCGTACATCTCTTAGCATGTTGAAGAAGGAACTGTTGCCTGTTGTAACTGTACGGTATGGACGTGGTGCTATAGCAACAAGGTGTAATGGGCTTGAGATCCTTGGCTCATCACGTCTAATGTATGGTGACCCTATGGGTTGCGGTGCAGAAGTATGGATAGAAACAGACTCTAATATAAATACTATAGGAAAGGATGGTGATTAATGGTAGAGATATTTATCGTATGTGTATGGGCATTAGTAGTAATACTTGTAGGTGCTGTACTTGAATGGTTAAATATTATCTAACTAAATGAATAGGAGATATAAAATGAAACAAGGAAAATCAATTAACGATTTGGTACGAGAAGTAAAGCGACAGTCTGATTCAAAGGTAGATTACACAGCCAACACGAGAGCGTTGGATGCTGATGCTAACGGTGTGGTATGTCTTACATTGAAGGGACGTGATGGACATACAGATCGTTTCCCATTAAGTAAGATTGCATTGCGTCAGGTAGGTGATCGTACTGGTATCCCTGCTAAGTATGTTGATCGCATGGTGAAGGATTCTCCTGATCTATTCGCAACCAACGTCAACCATTGGTTCAAGAATGAACCGAATGATCAGATGGTGAGGACTATTGAAGACACCAACAACCAACGTTACGTGCGTGCGTTCTTGTCTAACAGGTATCGCCCATTGGATAACTTTGATATGTTGGATGCTGTCTTGCCTCATATTAATAAGGAGAACATTACTATTGAGTCATGTGATGTAACTGAGAGTAAGATGTACATCAAGGCTGTTGATAATAACGTAGCGTTTGAAATGCCACGTGATCCTAAAGTTACTGCTTACAATTGGGGTCAGGGTCATCATGCTATTGATGTTGTCAAACCTGCTATCACGTTAGGTAATAGTGAGGTTGGATTGTCATCTGTATTCTGCATACCCGGTGTATGGACACAGGAGTGTACCAACTTAGCTACGTTTAAGTCTAACGCAATACGCAAATACCATGTTGGTCGTGACACTAGTGGTAGTGAAGAGTATGATCATTACGGCATCTACTCAGAGAAGTCTAATCGACTGAGTGATGCGGCTGTATGGTCTAAGATGGCTGACCTAGTGGATGCATCATTAGGTGGCAAGGTGTTTGATATTATTGTTGAGAAGTTAAAGGCTTCACGTGAGCGTGAGATTACTGGTAGTGTTGAGAAGGCAATGGATTGTTTCGCTGATAAGTTCAAGGTTAATGTAGAAGAACGATCAGGAATTCTGACTCATCTTATAAAGGGTGGTAACTTATCTGCTTATGGGTTACACTCAGCAGTTACACGATACAGTCAGGATGTTGTTGATTATGATCGTGCTAGTGAGCTTGAGCAAACAGGAGCAGATGTAATAGAATTGCCTAAGAATGACTGGCAAACAATTGCAGTAGCAGCATAAGGAGGACATATGGATCGTGAAGAATTTGATCGTTACATCAACAAGGCATTGGCTAGTATGAATGTCTATGAAACAGTAGAAGATAATCCAGAGAGATGGGATGCATTATATGAACGTCTCAAGGAGTTCCCTCCAGAATGGGTAGAAAGGGTAGCAATGGAGGGTGCTATTGATATAAACAAGGATGATCCCAAGAATAACTTTGGATTAAATTGATGATAGAGCCACCCGTAAAGGTGGCTCTTTCGTTTAAGTATGGTAATATAAATATAGGAGGGCTTATATGAGTCTATCAGAGAAACAGTTGGAAGAAAGAAAGCTTGGTATATTTGGGAGTGAAGCTTCCATCTTAGAGGGATGTCATTACAAGTGTGATCTTAACTGGTTGTGGAATGTTAAGACACACAGGCATTCCGATGTAGTACCAGACTTGTTGATACTAAGGATGGGTCATTACATGGAACCAAATGTCGCTACGGAATATTGTAGACGTACAGGTAACAAGGTACGATTCAATAACCGTACAGTATGGGATAAGAAACATACATATAATGGTAAGCCATTCATGGGTGGACACATTGATCGTAAGATTGTGGGTCAGAATAAGATACTTGAATGTAAGATATCTTTTACCATGAACAAGTGGGGCAAGGATGGTAGCTGTGAGATTCCACCTTACTATGTTAGTCAGATCAAACATTACTGTGCTGTGTTTGGATACAATGAAGTTGACCTTGCTGTAATCCATATGGTCAACAGTCCAAGTTTTCGTATCCATAGTTTTAAGTTTAGTGATAAGGAACTGGATGAGTACAGGGATAAGGCGTATGAATTCTGGACATATGTTGTTAAGGATACTGAGCCACCCATAGGTAAGGGCGAAGGCACAAGAGAAATGTTGCGTGAGCGTTACCCGATGGCTGAAACTGGTGTTCATGCTGTAGCTAATGATGGTATACTTGAAGCTGTTACTGCATATGGTGGTATCAAGACTGCTATAAGAGAGATGAAGTCTGACCAGACAGAGTTCAGCAATCAGATCATAAGGCACATGGAAGTAAGTGAAAGTTTATTGAATCCACAAGGCGAAGAGATCGCCACTTTTAAGAACGACACCAAAGGTGTCAGACGTTTAACAATTAAATAGGAGAAACACAATGGCTGAAAAGAAACAAGCATTTGTTACACCAATAGGTGAGGTAAAACATCCTTGGGTAGTTGAACCATGCAAGTGGGACAACGACAAAGGACGTAGTGTCAGGGCAGAACGTGATGACTTGAATGCTTTCTATAATGTTAACATTGTATTTGATGCAGACACGTTTGATGATTCAGATTTTAAGAAGACACTTGATAACCTATGGGGTGAGCATAAGAAACAATACGCAGGTAAGTTTGATAAGGAACGCCCACCTTACAAGCTTAATGATGAGGGGATGTATGTCATCAAGCCACGTAGGAAAGCTGCATTCATGAAAGACAAACAGGTACAACAGTTCCAAGCACCACATCTGTCAGACTGTTTGGGTACTACCAACTTAAGGGATTACTTTATTGATGGAAGACTGCCTGCTACTGGTTCTACTGCTAGAGTTAAGGTGTCGAGTTATCTTCCTGCTCCAACGAAGAATCCACAGACTAAGGAGAAGGTACTCAAGTTTGAACTCGATCTGTTAGCCCTCCAATTCTCTGACTTGGTTGAGTTCAAGTCTGGCGGTAGTGGGCTTGGAGCTATTGATGGTGTACCTGTTATGGCTGGTATGGATGACGAGGATATCCCTATCTAGAAAAACACAGGGGCTACCTTAACCTGTGTCTCGTGTGAGAGTGGACAGGGATAACACGGCTTACCTGCTTACAACGAAACGTAAGTCAACACTGATGCCCCGACTGTTGGACGTATTCATAAAAACTCAGTCAAGGTAGGCAAGCTCTCAAGAAGATGTATTAAGGCAAGGACGTGGGAAATTTTCATCAGCCGTTGGTGTGCTGATGCCACGTTCTTGCCTATCTTTTTTTAAGGAGGTACAAATGATTTATGACATCAAGGTATTCGATAAGCATGGGAATCTTAAGGAAGTAGTTAATGGTCATAAAGATTTCCAGAAAATATATGGCAGTAGTGAAGCACCTAAAGCTTCTGTTAAAGGACATTTTATATGTAAGTATTGTGGCATTACTGTTGAGCAAACAAGAACATCTAAGATTACATGTGGTAGTAGAAAATGTAGGAACGAACATGCTAGGTCATATAAGAAAAAAAAAGGTGCTAGGAAAATAACATGTCGTATATGTAAAACAAAGTTAGAGGTAACACAAAGTAGACAAATCACATGTAGTAAAGAATGTAGTGAAGAAAACAATAGAAGGACTTCTCTAGCAGGTGCTAGGAGGAGGCAAGAATATTCTGGAATGTGGGATAGAAAGAGGAGGGAACTGGAATGCAAGAAATAAAAGATGCTACCTTCGGTGAGATATCTAAAGCTCACCTTAAGATGATAACAAAGAAAACTGCTAACAAGGATCATGAGTATGTAGATAAACTTATTCCTTTTATTGGTGGTATATATATGAGTGAGTTGATCAGACCTAAAGAACTTAACCTTTATGTGCCTATCTATGCATTAAACAAGTATGTTCTTAAACGTGCAAAGGATGGTGTCACAGCTAACACGGTTAACAAGGAGTTATCTCTTATAAATACTATTGGTAAGAAAGCAATTAAGGAGTATGCTTTACTATCAAGAAGATCGTGGGAGAATATAAGGTTGTTAGATGAGAGTGAAATTACTAGGTGGAACTTTAAGCCTAGTCGTATCAGGTTACATCTTGAACCTGAATGGGAAGCAGAGTTGTTGAAGAACTTATCACCGTTACTTCAAAACATGGTTACGTTTAGTATTCATACTGGTCAACGTGAGTCCATTGTGTGTAACCTTAGATGGTCATGGCTACACACAGATACGTATAGTGATAAGAAGATAACTTATTTCAGAGTTCCAAAAACATTTATGAAGTCTAGTAGATACATGAAGGAAGATGCTTATGTTGTGTTGAATGATATAGCTCTTGCTCAAGTATATAGACATAAGACTGATTCTTCTTATGTGTTTACAGTAAAAGGAAAGCCTATCAGTCAAATGAATTGTACTGAGTATAAGTCTGCACGTCTGTCTGCTTCCAAGAAGTATCCAGATATTATGAATACGGATGTGCATTCGTTTAAGCGTACATTTATTACTCGTATGATAGATGCTGATGTTCCTTATGAATGGGTTCAAAGGTTAGCCAATCATAAGTTGCCTGAGATAACTGAGCAGTATAACAAGATGAGTCCACGCAAGCGTGTGGTCATGCATAAATACGTACAAAGACTAACAAGAAAGGAGGAAGCATGACAGCTAAGGATGCATTAGAAGTAATGGCATCCATGTACCAAGATCATTTTGGTGGTGGCAAGATGCCATACGGTGGAAAGGATTATCCTATCCTTACTACTATAGCCAAGCAACGAGGTGGATTTGATGAGATCATAGCAGACTTCCAATTCATGCTGAGTAGTAAGGAAGAATGGTTGCAAGGCAAGAAGTCATTAGGTTATTACATGAAGTTCTATCCTTCCATTGGATGTCTACGTGACACTCATCAGAAGGAGAAAACTGTTGAGCTTTCATACTCAGAGATACAGAAGGCTCAGGAAGAAAGAGAAAAATTATTAAGAGAACAATACAGAAAGGAGTTATTCGATGAGTGAACTAAAGGTAGCTCCTAGTTGTAAGGATTCAGAGATGGGTATCTTGTCTGCTATCATGAGAGACAACGATAAGATACATGATGCAATGTCTAATGTTGAATCAAATGATTTCATGAGTAGGCAATGTCGTATATTATTTGAAACGATGACGCATCTGCTTAAGAAAGATAAACGCATAGATATGTTGACACTATCGGATCATCTTAAGAATAAAAATATACTAGATGATATGGGTGGAATAGATTTCATATCACTCGTAGAAGATTTTGTCCCAACATCAGAAGCGTTGTCTCATCATTGTAACAGGGTACGCACGTTATCATTACAGAGAAAGTTTATTCAAGAGATGGGTGGGTATGTTAAGAAAGCTTACGAAATGTCAGAAGACCCATCGTCATTACTTGAAGAAGCTTACGGATCTGTGTTCAATATGATCAACCAATCTGATAACAAGACAGATAAGAAGGATGTATACACACCAAAGGATATGGCAGAGCGTGGGTTTATTGATGCTAAGAATAGGTTTGAAGATCCAGATTCACATACAGGATTAAAGACTGGCATCCATACACTAGATGAACATATCAAATCATTAAAGGATCTGAATGTTATAGCTGCTTCTACTGGTGTTGGTAAGACAGGTCTTTCATTAAACATAGCTCTTAACTTAGCGTTAAAGAAAGTACCTGTGTTGTATGTTAATCTTGAGATGAACATTGATCAGATGTTATGCCGTGTCTTAGCTAACTTGTCTGGTGTCACGGTAGATGAGATAGAGATTGGTAAGTATAAGGATGAAGAAAACTTTGCTAACGTAGCAAGTATAGCTAAGAAGCTTGAGCAGTCTTCCTTGTACATGACTAACAATAAGCCTAAGAACATAAGTAAAGTAATTAGTTTAATTAATAAATATCAAAACAAGTATGGCATACAGGTAGTGATCATAGATTACATCGGTCACATAGAATCAGATAAGCTGTCATACAAGGAGAACAACAGGCGTATCTCTCTTGGTAGGTATAACCAAGCTATCAAGAATGCATGTACCAAGCTTGGTATCAAAGCAATCGTTGTCGCACAACTTAACAGGGATGGTGATAAAGATCCAGACTTGGTTAACGTTGGTGAGTGTTGGCAGTTAGCACAAGACGCAGACATATTTATGATACTGCATTACGAGATGATTAAGAATTCTGACCCATCAGGGCCACCAGAGTTTGAACAATATTATATTAAGCTTGCTAAGAATAGGAACGGTGTATCACCAAGAACAATACATATTAATTACAGTAAAGAAACACAAACTATAACGGAGGCTGATCATGGATTACGAAAAGGAAGCATCGAAGGTTCTGGATTCAAGAGGCCACAAACCTTCACGTCCTCAAGTTCTCTCTTTGATGGGTAAAATAGTAAATGATATTTACGATGACAGACACGCTGACATTAAGGAGAAGAATTCTGATTTGACTAGCGTGGAGATACAACGCAAAGCAATGGAGCTTACATTTAAAAGCACATCAGTTATTCAGATGGATGAATGGCGTAAGTCCTTTGAAACAAATGGATATATAAAGTTAGTATCACCTCTATTGGGTGAGGCTTTTTACTTGTGCCGTGACGAGATGTTTGATACCATTAAGGATAAGTTTCCAGAAGTTGTTTACAAGGCATCTGAATTGCCTATGCTTAAAACTCTAGAACCAGAGGATATAAAATGCCTACACATGGGGAAGAAAGTAACGAGGGGAACGATACAAAATTAATTACAGTTGTGACTAGTCTGTGCCATATACTATCAGACCATCGTGACAAGATTAAAATTGTAGAAGAACATCTCAAGTTTATTATAGAAGAATTAGAATCAAGTAAAAACTGAATATGTTACTAATAGAAATAATATTATCTAGTATTACGTTGGTAAGCATATGGGCTATCACCAACCATCATCACAGTTGGGGTGTGCCTCTTGCATTTGTTACTCAAATATTTTGGGTGTGGATGTGGATTCACACAGGACAGATCGGTATCATTTTAATTGACGCAGGGATGCTGTGGATTTACGGATCTCATTTGTATAAACGATGGGCAAGTATGTCTGTATATAGGAGGTGGAAACGTAATGAAAGAAAGATGTAGTCTATGTCATCAAGAATGTGTACCTATTGACGTGCATGGACATACACAATGTTCTGTATGCAAAGGTAATTACTCACCATGTTGTCAAGGAGAGGTAGTCAATGAGTCGAGCAAGCAGACAGAAGGGGCAACGAGGGGAGAGGGAGATATGCAAGCTACTAGCTGAGAAGCTGGGGGGTGAGTATAAGCGTAATCTCATGCAGACCCAAGACGGTGGCTATGATGTGTTGGGTCTGGATGGGTACGCTATAGAAGTAAAGTTCCAAGAGAAGTTACAAATAGAAAATTGGTGGAAGCAAACTGTTGAACAGGCATCGGTAGAAAGATTGCCTGTTTTATTTTTCAGACGTAGCAGAGAACCTTGGCGTGTAGTTGTGCCACATGATTACTGGTATACAAGAAATAATAGAAGCCTTCCTATTGAGGATAGAACATCATTGTATTACTCAGTAATACCAGTAGATGATTTTATGGAGCAAGTCAATGAAGACACCAGACCTAAGACGCAAACTAGAAAGACCAGATGAATGTATAGAACATCTAGGCAGAGAATTAATTAAGACGGCAACAAAAAAATCCAGAGCTTATAAATGTTGGGAAGAAATGTTGTTATATATATCTTATCTGGAACGTAAGCTTGAGCTAAGAGACAAGAGAGTTAAAGAAACAATCAAACAATTAAAGGAGATGTCAGATGACAACGGATAGAGAAGTTGTGTCATGGGATTTTGTATATTTCAAGCCAACAGAATTATCATGTAAGTGTGATAAGTGTACTCCTTATGGTGAGTTGGGTGTGAGCTTCAAGTTAGTAGAGAAGCTTGAGCAATTAAGAAAATTATATAAGTTGCCAATAAAAATTAACTCTGGCTTTAGATGCAAGGATCACCCCCTAACGATATCACGCCCTGAATCCAAGGGACTCAGTAGTCATGCCAAAGGTTTAGCTGCGGATATCTCTGCTAAAACTAGCAGAGAAAGATATGCGTTGGTACAACTAATAATGAAACATGATTTGTTCTCCCGAATAGGTGTGTCAGGTAAGGATGGATTCATCCATGTTGATATTGATCAAGACAAATCAGATCAGCTTATATGGATTTATTAAATGACCTCCGTTACAATATCCCCAAAGAATGTCCCACCGTTTGCAGAAGATAAGCCTACTATCTTCTTAGCCATAGGAACTGCTGCCGTGTAGGCATTTTCAAACTCAGGTTGGAAGGCACACTCATCCGAAATCACTAGACTAGCTGTATGAGATCGGATGATGTGTCCCCCTTCTGGTATCCCCCAGACAATACTTCCATTAGCGAACCTCATCTTAGCATAACTGCAATCCACAGGATTCATTTCTTTGACCCACGTAGGAAGGTGATGATATACAAATGACATGCGAGAGTTCTCTGGTTTCTTGTCATATACCAGCGATGCTGCATCTTCTTCCTTCTTGCTCTGAATAAATATAGATTGATGTGGAAAGAATAAAGCTAACCATAGAGCATACAGTACCATGATCCAAGACATACGGATCTGTCTACTCTTGGGTATAAATATTCTGCTTGATTCGTGGACAGCAGTTACTATCTCCTTAAGATAATCTTTAGGAGGGAACGCTTTAACTGGCGTGTCACTGTCATGCTCATCCTTGGTCATGACAACACCGCTAAAGATAAAGTTATTCGGGTGTGCTATCCAATGTCTCAGAGTCAGGAGCTTGTGTAACTCCTCCAATGAGTCCGATGATAGCCGACTCAATCCCCTTTTTACTGAGTCCTTGTTCAGTCCCGATAACTCCAGCGACTGCATGTTTAGTTGGTTTGTCATAGCCAAACATATCTCTCAATGATTTTAATGCATCCATCTTATTGTAGAACTTTAGCTTAACAAGGTTCTTACCGTTAGCCCCCTTGCCTGAACGAGCTTCCTCAATCTCAGCAATAGGACGCATATCCATAGTGTACGATTTGTTAACTTCTATTCCACCATCTTGTGTAAACTTGTAATAACTGGCAGGATCTAGGAATGCTATGCGTGCATATTCCTGAGCTACCTTGTCAACGTTTACGTTTACCGCTTCCTCAACTTCCTTCCTTCTGGATTCTAACCTAGCAAGAAATTTCTTATCTCTCATCAAGGCAGGTACACGCTTCTCTAATGACTTTGAAGCATAGCCTGCTAGTAACGCAGATCTATACTTGCTTTGGTTGGGATGCAACAATAACAGATTAATAAACTTATCCTGTTTTTCGTAATGCTTCCCTACGTCTTCTCCTTTTCCTATCTTTGGCATGTTCCTCCTTACGAGTATCCGTCTCTCATTTTATTTGGTCTGACTACTGAGATCTTTGACTTCTTACGCTTGTCATAATATTCAAGCAACCTCACGATGCAGTCACGAGCAGGTGGATAATTTGATTTGATAGCCTCTGAGCATACCCCCCATATCTTGAGTTGTGAATCCTCACCATCCTTCTTGGTTCTTGCGAACCATTCCCTGAGTATAATTGAATTATTATTTCTTCTCTTCTCATCCTCAAAGATAACTCTTATGCGTAGATCTTTCCTTATTCTGTTTCTTAATTCCTCATCAGAACATACGAAGATTAATCTCTCCACTTTATTTTCATGAAGAAAATCTTTGACATCTTGTATGAAATCATCAGATAGTCTCCCAATGATCTCGTCAAATATATGATACTCTGGATCTGCCATCCATTCATTTCTGTCAGTATCATATGTTCTTGGTAGCTTGGCAGACACAACACAGTACGCCTGTGGGTTATCATCGTTGCCCAAGAACAGGCTTCCAGTGACCATGTCACATGGATGCCATGCGTTCTTTATCTGCAACGACAACCCCCCTTGGGTGTAATCTATGTTAGTGCTTGTTGCCGCTATCGCCACAATGGACTCTGTTAGGTGTTGAATCAGACATGTCAATGATATTACCTACCAAACCATTGATACGTTTGCGTCCTGCTATTGAGGACACATCAGTCAAGTCTTCCTCTGGTTTCATTACTTTAATCTTATCATAATCAGCACCGTATTCGGCAAGATTCTCTTCAGGTGTGTTGTACTTTGGCATAACTTCTCTCCTAGTAAGGTGGTGGTTTAGGTTTTCTTTTCTTATTATACATACTGTCTCCTTTAGTTAACGATATGTTTGTTTATATCAAAGCTGTCTACCTTCTCAGCCATCCAGTTAGTGGAGAGCATCTTGAATACATACTTAGCAGCATCAATACTATGATTGTTCTTATCTACCATAGTTTCTTTAACATTCTTATGTTGTCCTGTAGCATTAGCCCATTCTGAATATCTCCATTGTGACATCTCACTCCAATGGTTCTTGCAGTTAGCGAATATTCTATATCGTGGATTGCTATGAACTCCCTTCTTGTTTATCTTCCCCCACATTTGCTCATTAATCAGTTCAGCAAACTCTGTATCTCCACCTCTTGTACCCTTGATGAAGTGTACCCCTTGCTCACTGAATAATTGTGCCATGCTGACAAGGTCAGTGACTCCTGCACGCTCCTGTGTCTTAGCCCACATAGATGGATCAGCTACCATCCAATCTAACATGTGATAGTATTCACAATTCTTTATATAATCACACGTGGCTACATACCCTGCTGTCTTCTTATAATACTCCTCTATACAGTAGTAGTCATCATTCTTTCTATCATGTGCAATGATTACAAAAGCTGTAGTCCCTCTGCCTGCATAATCAAACCCACCATATAGTTTCCACTCATCTGGGATCTCCTTGAGAGGTGGAATTAATATTCTCTCTTTGTGTTCATCCATCTGTGGAAATACAAGCTGACCTCCTTGTGCATTGAAGTCTATCTCCATTTCCCTTCGCCACTTGGCTCCCTCTAATCCACCGGGGTAACCAAGAAGAGCTTTAGCCATCCACTTCTTACCCTCTGCTGTGGATACATCCTTATCAGGATCTGCTGAGTAATGAACTTTAACTACCCTCACACCATCCTTAGTTATGTAATCTGATACACCTTTCATTCTTCAAATGGATTATCTCTAATCATCTTAGCTAAATATCTTTTAACATCTCTTGTGCTTATGTACTTAAGCCTATTAAATACATCCAACCATTCTTTACGTGTCTCTGGATCTTTACGTGTAAGTGCAGTGTATATCATTCTAGCTTTTGTGTGTGGTTCCTTTGCACCAGCTACATCACGCCAGAAAGATTGGTTCGGATAACCTTTACCAAACTGTCTCTTGAAAGCCATAGCTAATTTAGCCTGCCTTGTGAATGCTTCTTTCTCTTCCACCGTAAGATTGCTTCCTCTTATTCTACTACCAATCTCAGCTAATTTCTTTCTCTCGTTTTCTGTGAACTCCTTGTTATTACCTTGTTCCAGTTCATGAAATTCTGATAGACCAGTCTCGACATCTATACGAACCTTTTGTTGTTTGCTATTCTCTTCTCTTTCTATATTGTAGTTTTCCTCTAAGGCTTCTACATCATAGTGTTTAGTTAACTTAAAGGCACGATTAGCTAATGGAGATGCGGATAATATTGATTTCCATTGTAGGTCTGATAACTCTTTTTGTTCTTCAGCAGTGAAGTAATCGAACACATCTGTTGTTGTTGAATCAACCATCTTAACCACTGAGTTGGCAGGTGTGATAACTTGTGAGAACATAAATCTTAATCTTATAGGTGACCAAGGTTCCCCAAACGGAGTTAGGAAGTTTAATGTATTAGCCATTGCTATAAACAAACCATGTGTATCTGGTTCAAATTCATCTTCTGGATTAACATCACGTCCTCTCCACAATGGTTCTTTAAAGTATGGATGAAAGTTTGCTGAACTACCTATCAATGCTTGTGCTGATGGTGGCATCTTGGCAGAGAATGGAATTAACTTTTGTGCAGACTCAAAGAAAGGTTCAAGTCTTGTGTTTAATATTCTACTTAGCTGTCTATCTTCCAATCCATAATCATAACCAGTAGCTTCACTGAATGACTGGAGTGTATGTAAAATTATTCCAGTAAATAAATTGGAGAACGCTTGCTGTCCTTGATCCATTTGTATAGACAAGTATGGATATCTTTTGTTACCCTTTTTATCTATAACAGGTGGAAGGTCAGGATAGTATAACCACTTACCGTGTCTATCATTCTCAGGTGTGACATCCCACTTCTCTGGATGTCTTAATAAGTGAGACAACGTAAGAGCCGTAAACAAAATACCAAACTGTGACATTTTATATGTTGCTAACGCAGGATTTGTTTGCATGGTTTCTATCATACCTTTGGTTGCCACCATACCTGCATTAAAATAAGGAACAAACTTATCTATTACCTTGGTTGTTTGTCCACCTTGGGCAAAGTCTAAATAATTTCTGGCTATCCAAGTGGATTCTTCTCTCGCATCAGCTATTGCATCTGCTAGATCCTTACCCTTTAATTTCTTTGCATTGATAATCTTCATCCTGTTTTCTAACGCTTGCTCTCTGAGTGCGACACGTGTCCATAGCTCAGTCTTTTGTCCCATGAAACTTAACACATTTTCTAAGGCTCTTAACTTAGGATGAGTGATCTTGAAACTTGCACCACCCTTAGTATGTTTCTCCAATACCATACCTTGTGCTGTCATGAATTCCATCCCACCCTTTTCAGAGAAGTAATCCTTGACCTTGCCTTTTGGTACGTCATTAGTAGTCCATATATCTCCCTTGACTCTCCATAGTTGCCTTGCTATCTGGAACAATGCTACAGGAGAAGCCCTGTTGTATTCATCTGTCCTGAACCATGAAAAGAAAATGTCACGAGGGAAGTTGGTCACGGCAAAATCTGGATTAAGACCAGTAGCAGCAGCTCTCAATGCAGGAGCAAATGATAACCATCCGATCATTCTACCTGTAGCAGTAGATATAGCAGGATCTCTTCCGTTCCATTCCTCTGCTAATTCTTTCGGCATCTGCAATGCTAACTTCTCTCCGTCTACATATACAGGTATAGCATTCCATCCACCTTCGATGCCACCGTCACCCACCAACTTGACTATCTTATTCAGGTATTTGTTGTCTGGATTCTTTGTGATAATAGAATGTAATTCTTGAGCAGCATCATTCCTTGCTATCCTGTCATGTAACCTTACTATGTAATCATGCATTAATAAGGCAGGATCAGAAAGCAATGCCTGTGTGCTACCCTTGCTTATACTCTCAAATGAATTGAATGTCTGATCTGGATCTAGAAACTTAAGATATCTACGTGGATGGTAATCACCCACATTCTTCATGTGATCATAATCACTCTGTGAAATTATTCCTGCATCAAGAGCTACATCTAATTGCTCATCAAAAACATTATGTATCTTTTTAACACGCTTCATGGCACTAGCAAATATTTTAGGTTCTGCTTTCTTCAAGTCATCAAGCCATGCCTGTGCATATTCACGTGTCATACCACCGGGATGCGATATCTTTGATTCACCAAGCACCTTATCAACTTGCTCTCTGGCATACTTCTCAGCACCTGGCTTTGTCTTTATATAGTGATGGACAGGATCAAGTGTATCAGTCTTCTTGTTTCTCTTCAGGCTGAGAGCAATGAAGTGTTTAAGATACTTATTGTTAACAGCTCCACTGTCCGTTAGCTTTCTATGTGTCTGGATTTGTATTGATTCAGCAATACCCTTACCAAGTATGACTCCAAGTGCAGCTACATCTTTATCTTCACGCATGTCATAAACAACGCCAATACCGTTGTTGTCAACTTGTCTCTGGGCTACCTCAACCTTGTGTGTATCAAGTGTCTTGATGCGTTCAGCTAATAAAATATTACCAACGAGTTCATACTCTCCCTTCTTTAGATCAGATAATGTATCATTAGCTTTCCCTTGGAAGACAACAAGACCGTTGGCAGATCCACCTGCTGTCAGGTCAAGCTTCCTTAATACTCTTGGTGCAAGATCTTCAATCTTTTTACCTACAGACTTGAATGCCCTGCGAACAGTAGCCTTGTCATCAAAGATCTGCTTGTAGAACATACGAAATATATTAGAAGATGTGAACTCCTGCTCTCTTTCGTTAGCTTCTGTATTAGCATCAAGAACTGATTGAAAGTCCTTAGCCTTTGGATCTGAAAGTTTTTCTTTAAGACATTTAGCCACTAGTCACACCTCAATGTTTCATCTGTTAAACCACTCTCTTTTCCAGACTCAGTTTCCATGTTTGCCTGTTGCTCTGCACCAGACTTATCAGTACCAAGAATTTGTTTTCCTTTGCTTTGCACCTCTGTTGTTTCTGACAGTGCTTTCTTCTTAGGTGCTAATTTTGTTTCCTCTGTTGACTTAGCTCCAACAATTTCATAAACACCTTCCATAGCCTTCTCTACTACCTTATCACTGTGTTCTTTTTGTGATTGTAATACAGTTTGATGGGCAGCTTCTATTCTGTCAGCAGGAAGATTAGCATAATGCATACCTGTAAGTTTTTCATGCTCCTTCAATTCATCTATTTTTCTTTTCATCTCTTGGAACATAGGTCTATCTTCCATAGTCTTCTCAACGATAGCTTTTGATATTTCTCCTTCGATTAACATGGTACGAAATCTATCAACCTCAGCCTTTTGTTTTGGTATGAATCCATCAAGCTGTGTGACTTCATCAAACAAGTTCTTCCCTGCATTACGTGATCTTTGTTCGATAACAATGCCCATGACAATACCAATGTTTGTGTTTAATGCATCGTTTGATATCTCAAGATCTTTTAAGGCACTAGCTACCTTGGTTGTCTTTGTGAGTACACCTTTCTCTATATGCAGGTAAGCAATCGGTCTTCCATGATCAGATCCATCCTTGAATACCATCCTGATAATGTCATCCTTGCCATCTTTCTCGTGATGGTAGGCAACATTATTCCTTCCAGTGTTGTATGTATTGTTTGCATTGGAGGAACCTTCTTCGCCATCTTTAACCTTACGCCTAGAAAATAACAATGCTGCATCACGCAGTTTTAACCTTACCTTAGCAACTTTCTTTTTCTTAGGCTGTTTAACTCTTGTTACAGTTGGCTTGCTTTTTTCCACCCACTCTTGTTCTTCTACAGAATTATATGGTCTGCCAGTAGAAGGATTGATAGGGATCTCACCTGTGTCAGCTTGTCTTTGTGCTTCCATCCCATAGTATTCCTGTCTTGCTGCCTGCCCCTCTTTACCAGTACGTTCCATCAAATCATACTTATTAACATCCGTTTCTTGTATTTTTTTTATACGTTCTGATGCAGCATTCATTGCCTTAGTTGTTTCAAGGTCACTTGAAGTAACAACTGTTATGTCTGGAGATAACTCAAGAACACGACCATCAATCCTAGCGTTCTCCCATAAACTCAATGTGGCTTTAGATACTTTCCCCTTACGATACGACTCATACATTTTATTATCAAAAGCACTGCCCATGTAGGATCTCCAGAATGCTTCATCAAGCAATGGAGGTTGTGGTAATGATTTACGAGTAGCAGTATAAGATGTAACAGGCACACCTTTTGGTTTTTTAATTCCCTTTTGTGCAGGCAGAACTTTCTTCTTTAGTGGGCCAAGCCAACCGGGTCTAACTATTGTTTCTCCTGCCTTGGTTGGATGGTACTGATGTATGATAACTTCACCAGACAATAAACGTTCAGGCATCTGATATAACACTTCTTTCTCAACAGCCTCTTGGCGTGCTTTTTTAGATCTCTGTTTCTTATCGAACACTGTTTCGACACCACCTGCTGCTGTTGTAAACTTATCTAATGCAGTAGCTATTCTCCTACGAGCTTTCTCAAGTTTATTTTCGCTTGATTGTTCTTCAACGGTAGGGAAAAACTCTAACGCATTAAATCCCATCTCTTTACCATCATTAATGTAATCCTCTATTAATTGATTCTGTTCCGCAATAGAAGTTCTGTCTATGTCCTGTATCGCCTTGATGCCATCTTCATCTGTAAATGGTTTGCCATCTTTATCCTTACCACTCTTGACATACTGATCATTTTTTTCTATAGCTTCATTCCACCGTCTATGCAATGCACTGTTTGCGTTGTCAAATGTCTTTACTCGTCTGCGTATTTCTCCAGTATCAAGCTTAGTTACTTGTGTTCCCTTGGGTATTGTTGTTTTCTTCATTGATGAAACTACGTTAAGACTACGCAACAGTTCTGCTCCAGATAACGTAACGACACCTTCTGGATTTTCTTTTGTGACAGGAGCCTTTACATGCATCTTCGTAAACTCAAGTATTCTTACAAGGTTACCTACGTTACCAGATAGATCTACGCCTCGTTCAACTTCATAGCCTGTTTCCTTCATGTCCTTTAGTTGACGCTTCAATATGGTGGCAACTTGTTTTACAGCTTTTGCATCCTTGTACCTGAGAACATTATTCAGAATATCTTCTAATGCTTGGATGTGAGATTTGTAGAACGCAACCTTCTTGAAATCTCTTTGTGCAAATGGGACTTGTTCTACCTCCTTTAACTGCTCCCTAGCTTTCTCAAGTAAGAATTCAGTAGGTAAGCTTGAATTGCCTAACTTCTTAGATAACCTTTGTACTTCCTTAAGAGATGTTTTTGCTTTACCTATACTCTTAGCATTAGATGCTATAACAGCATTGGCACGTAACGCCTCTGATAATTCCTTTGCAGTCTTTAAGTCCTCTGCCTTGTCCTCCTTCTTTATATTCTCAACCTTCTTCTCAACCGCTGTTACAGTTTCCTTATTCTCAACAGGTACTTTAGCTAGGCGTGCGTATCCTTGTATTACTCTCAATGTTTCTCCGGGATTATCTCTCAACTTTGCAACAAAATTATCTGCCTGCTCCTTGGAGAAATTCTTTATAAGAAACTTTGGTTCTAGACCACTGACAGAGAACCTGCCATCTTTGTATTCTTCTACTGTTATTGAACTCTGGCTGAACGTCTCATAGTCAGTCAGTCGTTCTTCTTCCAGTCTCTCAAATATCTTCTCAGCTTCAGGGGATATTTCTTTTTCTTTAGGAGCTACCTCTTCAGTGTCTGGTGGCAGATTTAGTCTAGTCCTTGCTTCATCATAACTTTCTGATTTACGACCTAATGCTTTATCTATCTCAGCTTTGACTGCGTATCTATCCTTGCCATCAGCCTCAACAAACTTGTCGAATAACTTCTCAATGTTTTTTTCTTTATTTTCTGGATGATTCCAGAATGGGTACTCTTCTTTTAATGCACCCTTAGTCCCCCAATTTTCATCAGACTTGTCAAACCCTTTCGCCTCTTTCTCCTCTTTAGTGTATGGCATGTAGTGATCTGGCATACCATAAGCACGACTATCATGAATACGAACTACCCCTTCGCTAGACACTGATCTCCCTAAATCAATAGGAGGAGTAGTATCAGTTTCTTCAGCTTTATCAAAAACTTTTGTGTCATCGTGCATCTTATCAAGTATAGCCCCTAATTCTTTTTTCGTGAAATCCTTGGCATCAACATCATTAAGATTTGTTTCACGTATGCGTTCAACTAACTCAGGAGTTGCTTCTATATTACCATTTATATAATCCTTCAGTTCTTTTGCGGTTACTGGCTTTAGTTGTATGTTAGCTCTTAGCATACGAGTATGAATATCCAAAATCTCTTTAAGATCTTTACGCACACTCGGTTCTTTTTCTACACTTATGTATTTTCTTATACGAGACAACTCTGGATCATTTTCTATTTCCTCTTCTATGTTAGCTACTATTCGTTTAGTTTTTAAGTCTCTTGTTTTCTTATAGAAGTCTTTGCTTATTAATTCTTCGTATCTATCCCATCCTTCAGGATGTACTTTTTCTACGGACTCAATTGCCTTACCAGTAGAAGCAACAACACGCTCAACATTTTTCTTATCAAATATAACAAGTCCTTCTCGTGGGTGTGAACTAAAGACACCATCATAACCCAACGCTTTAACTTCTTTGGTTAGGAAGTCAACATATCTAGGATCGTTTACTGGAGGTGGAACCATTGACACATTATACTTTTCTTCAAACGCATTATTTATACTTCTTACTTCACTACTCAAATAACTAAGAATTTTAAGTCCGGGTTTAACTTTATATCTATTAAGTTCTCCAGATTTTCCATGTTGTTTTTGATACCACTCAGCATATTCTTTGTTCTGCCCAAGGTAAAATCCTTTACCAAGCATTCCACCACCGACACCTGTTCCACCTATTCCTTCTCCTCTCCAGAAAATACCATCGAGATTATCATACTCGTATTGATAACCACCATCATTTACCTCATCAGCTACTTCATCAGTGACATCTTCTCCAGTCTCCAAATCTAGTCCGGGAAAGTATCGGTTAGTCTCATCATCTGGTTCAGGAGTAACAGCTCCAACTGTTGTAGGTAGTGCATCAGATGGTGGTGTGGTAGCGATTTCAGTAGAGTCAAGCGTTGCTTTAATCTGATCAAGGGTAAAGGTGGGGAGACCAAGTGAGTTCCTCAACATGTTAAGCTCTGCAATATCTTCCTCTGTTATCTCTTCACGTGTCAGTCTTGATATCTTGTCAGCTTCTTGTGCTATCCATTTGAGTTCTTCTGTTGGTGAGACTCTTCCTCCAGTTCTACGACTACCTGTAGTAAGTTCAGATCCACCTTCTTGTAGAATGTCAGTAACATCCTGTCTTACAGGTACATCAGGCTGAAGAACTGGTATCGCTGGTGCTACAGTAGCAGGAGTAACAAGCGTTTGCTGTCCCTTTGCTTCTTCTTCTTGTTTAACTTTTTGAGCAAATGCAGTTAATCTTTCTTCTGGAGTAGCCCCATCATCAGGTGGAGTAACATCTGGTTGTTCTTTTTGTAATACAGATGCAATGCCTGCTGTGGTTGATCCTATTGGGCCACCTGCAGCAAAACCACCAAAGCCTGATTCAAAAGCACCCTTGGTAGGTGATATTGGTACACCTGATACGTATACACCATAGTTGCTTACGATCTGCTGTGAGAATTCCTGAACAAATTCTTGTGTGCCTTCGTAAGTAAGACCCTTAAAGAATGCTTTACCGAATCCCTGACGTGCAGCTCCTGCACCTCCTATCCCTAATCTACCAAGTAATGTTCCAAACGGTACGGACGTGGCTCCTATGATAGCTCCAGATACTTTGCCTGCATCAACACTTGCGTGATTTGCTATCATCTGACGAGTGTACATTGCTATTTGTTCTGGTTGAGCATCTGGATAATTTGGTTTTATTTTTTGACTGAATGCATCAAACATTGGTGAGTTGTAAACAGTCTCAAGGTCAGTCTCTAATATTGTGTCATGCACATCTCTCGCTGAACCAACTCCTTCGATAGTAGCTCCTGCTCCACCAAACCCTAACGCACCTGCTAATCCCGGCATACCCTTCAACAATGTTCTACCTAATACATTAGTAGCAACAGCACCTGTACCTAAAGGAATAGCAGTAGAGCCTGCACCCTGTGCTACCGTACCCAACCACTTATTCAAGTTAAAGAAACCCTTGGCAGTACCTGTAGGTATGATAGATTCTGGATCAGCGTAGGTAAAGAAGTCCATTTCCAGATCACGTTTCATCTGATCAGAAAGACTGCTGAAATAAGATCTAGCATTTTCATCAGCTCCAGACTTTAACATCTTGCCTAATTCTGTAATGTTAGAATTGCCAGATTGCTCACCAATCTTCTCAACAATAAATCCTGGATAAGATAATACCTTGTTGAATGATCCCATAAATAAACTACCAAGATCAGATAGCTTAGTATCAGGCGTAACATCACCCATAACAGGAGCTTCCTGTTGTACCTGTGTCTCAATTTGTGGGGCTTCGTATATAGGTGGTGATGGAGCTTCGTAAGAAGGTGTGAGTGATGGTGCTTCGTAGGTGGTAGGTTGACTCTCTTCTTCTATCTCATCAGAATACTGATAGATTATCTCAGGGTCATAGCCTTGCTCAAGTAATGAGTTCGCATTAATATTTAATCGATCAAACCGAAGCAAATCATCTTCAGTAAATCTGAATGGATCTGTTTGAGTTGTCATGTTATTTTGTTCTGTTTATGCGGAATTTATCAACATGTAATTGTGTTTCACGTGGGAGATAAACATACAGACTCTTCATATTAATGGAAGATCTTTTGACCATAGCCTTGTCAATGATCTTTGATATTGCTGTTGGGCCTGCGTTGTAAGAGGCTACAACCAGATCTTCAAAATCCTTATTACTGAATCCTTTAGTATGTTTATTATTTCTGAATCGTTTCCTGAGCAACTCATGATACATGGCAGAAACTGTCATGTTTACGGTGGGATCAAACAACAACTCTTTTATTTCTCTATCCTTCTTCCCCTTAAACAATCCTGCTATAACTGAATTCGGATTAGTTCTCACAACATCCTTGACTGCTATCATGCGAACCTGTGCCAGTCCATAAGAAACAGGGATACCATTAGGGGATTCCTTAGTAGTCTTCTTCCTCATCTTCCCTGTCTTTGGATCTTCTTCAAGTCTGAATCCTATAGCATTAGGATCTAGTGGAGGATTCTCTGTCTTGATGTTAGCCCAAACAGCATCCTTCTTGAATTGAGTTTTACTCTGCTTGTAGGCAGACTCAAAAGAAGATTTTATTTGCTCTGGACTGGCAGGTGCTTTCCCATAGCCAAACGCATTCCTTGGAGTAGTCCTATCTGTATCAATGTCAGACTCACCAGAAACAATAGACTGTTGACGCTTGGTTCTATCAATGTTCTTACGCTGTTCATCAGTTAACCCTCTTATTTTCTTTTGTACAGCTTCAGCTTGTGCGGCTGTTGTTATCTTATCTTCTCCCTGATAACCTTTTCTCCATTCATTATACTTGTTCCTGATAGAATTGTATACCTTGCCAATCCCTTCAAAGTAACCAATGGAATCCTCTTTATAGTATTTTCCTCCTGTTAATGGTGGGACTATGTTGTAATCTCTCTCCAACTTCTCCATGAATGCCTTGGCTTTTGGATCACCTTCTTCTGCCAACTTGACAACACCTTTGCCAACCGATGCATCATCTGCTGGCATAACAAGATCCATCACCCTATCTTTAGCCGTTGGCACAAACCGTGTGGATAATTTCTTTTGCTCTCCTATACTTCTAGACCTAGCTTCAGGATCACCACCCGGCCCAATATACCTTCCAGTCTCTGGATCTTTGCCACCATTGTCAATAATGTTTTGTTCTGCTGTAGCTTGATCTACAATCTTTCCACCATAAATACTTGGTATGTGAGTTAACTCACCACCGTTTATCTGTGGATGTTTTACACCAATGGTATATTCAGAAGCTTCCCAACCCTTGTTAGTAGGGTATATCTTTCGTCCTTCTTTTGTATGCTTACCTGTCCACTCACCTAACTCTAATTTTTCTTCTTCTGGCTTTGGTGGCTCATCAACTTTAGGTAACGGATCTATTCCATGAACAAGATCAACAATACCACCAACAGTTTTACCTAATTTACTTGGCTTTGTTGGCTTGATCTGTTTTGATTTCTGTAATTTATCTTGATGCTCAACTTCTGCATCTTTTAATACTTTGTCTACTATTTTGTCAGAGACATAAGATCCTGACACCCCACCAGCAAAAGCATCTACCTTGTCTATGGCTCCACCTGTATCTTTACGTAGAGGATTTGCCTTTTCAGCCCTATCTATTTCTTGTCTTACTTTTGGAGATAACTTTTTCTTGGTGGGAGGTTGTGTGGCTCCTTCTGGCTGATTAAAAAGAAAATTCTTAGCAGCTTCTCCAAGGGTATTAGCTGGCTTTGGAGATTTAATTGATGCAGAACCTGTACCTTGTGTATCAAAAGCATTAGCATCCTCTTGTGCCTTAAGCTCTGATTGTATTTTTTTAGCGTTATTAAGGTTGTCTTCTAATGCCTTACTTTCAGCACCAGTAAGCGGTACAAGTGGAATTTCTTCTAGTTTACCTTCTCGTCCTGTTGCCAGAACTATAGCAACCCTCTCCATTTTTTTCTGGATTGCCTTCATTAATTCTGGGTTTGCGTTCTGGAGAGTTGCATCGTCCATTAATTCTTGATGTTGTTTCTCGTATTTTTCGTATGCTGTAGCTAAAGTAACATATTCCTTAAGAGGTAAAACCCTTGGTATGCGTTCAAAATTTCTCCTGATTGTATTGAGTATAGTCTTAGCACCTTCTATGGGTTGACCATCCTCGCCCGTTGTGTCTTCCCACTTTCGACTATGTAAATCATTTACATCATATTGATCGTGAAAATATCCCTCTAATCCTTTTGGTTTACCCTTGAAGTAACCTGTAATCCTTTTAGACATCGTGCCACGTCTACGGATTGGGTTAATAGTTGGTTGTACTGCTTTGACAAACCCATCAATATCATTATTGACTGCAAATTTCTTAAGATCACTTTGATGGTGCTTATGGATAGCAGCTAATTCTTTTTTATCTGAGTAAATTTTTGATACGCTATCTTTAAACACTTTTTCTTGAGCTTCCTTCTTTTCCTTTTCTGCCTTTGCTTCTCCCTGCCTAATAGCAGCTCCTCTAATATCATTAAACTGCTTCTGTATTTGACCTGCTTCCCACGCACCTGCTATGTTCAGCAACATGGCTTCCGTAGTACGAGGATCAAGATCCATGAGACTTCTTATTCTCTTGTTTCTATCCTTTAACCTCTCGTAATTTATGGTAGCGTCTGTTCTGTAGTTACTAACAGGTTGGTGTATGAAGGGAGTGTCATCAAAAGGATTAGTAAATAGTTTTTTAGATTCTCCAACTATAGTAGCTTTAGGTATTACATCAGCCTTTAGAACTTTAGCGTGCTGTGGTGTGAATCCTTGTGGGGCGTTACTAGCCATATCTTTTCACCTTTAATTTATTACTGTTTGACTGGATTATATTCGTAAGCACCAAATACTTTCTTCAGAGGAATCTCTGCCAATCCTGCCATCTGTGCCGCTCTGGCTCTTGAGGTTTCGTTCTGTTGATTGTATACAGCTAACTGACGATCCATGTCTGCTTGGAATTTCTGGAATTCCAAACTACGTTGGTCATCAGTCTTGGCTCTACGTAATCCTTCTTGGTATCTTCGTTCTGCTTCGGAAAGCTCTATGTCGTATCTATTCTGGGTTTCAGCAAATCCTGCACCTTGCAACAATCTGTTGTATCCCTGTGTTCCTATGTCTTGTATTCCTTTCTGGAATTCAACTGCTTCTGCTCTAGATGATCTTCCTAGATCTGCCTTGTTTGCCGCACCTATTTCAGCAAGTCTGAGATTCATTTCACGGTTACGACTACTATCAAGAGTTCCTCTGGATGCACTGATCTGTTTCAACCGTGTGCGTTCTGCTTCCATATCTCTATTGAAAGAATCTTGACGTTCAGCTTGAATCTGAGCCGCCATGAGTTCCATCTCAGTATCTGTTGGTGGTTTATTTTCTTCCACAAACTGATCCAGTTTAGCTTGGTCTTCGGCACTACGTGTACTACGTCCTGACATCTCAAGTAATTTATTTTGATCTTCACCACGTCTACTTAACTCATCAAACGCTTGGTTCTTCTCAAACTCACTGCCTGTTAGTAAGATACCCTCTAACTCAGCAGTACCACGCCTACCATAGGATTGCTCCTGTGTTAACTGGGCTTGCTGTTGACCGAACTGAGAACTATAGTCAGGCATCTGTGGTTGTTGTGGAGCCATCATCATACTAGCACCTAAACCACCAAGCATAGAAGCTCCCATACTAAATGGTGTTGATGCCAAAAACCCTCCACTAGCACCAGAGACAGCATTACCAAATATATTTGTTGCAGGAGCAGACGCAGTACCCATTCCACCAAACGCACCGCCTGCAAAACCGAAGCCTATACCAATTACCATTGGTAAAGCTATGCTCATAAAATCATCGCCCATAGTATCCTCCTAACCTAGTGGAGTGGATTGTCCACCACCACCGCCAAATAATGTTTGTCCTTGTTCTAATCTCTTATCACCACGTGTTTGTCCAAACGTAGCGGCACTAGCCATCAATGCATCAGACTCTAATGAAGCCATTGCATCGCTGAATCTTTGAGATGCTACACCACGTCCAAGCTCAAAGTCTTTATATGCTTGGTTACGTTGATCCATACTGGGTGCTTCACGTAGCTGTCTCTCAAATGCAGCATTAGCGTCAGCAAGATCAGTTTTATATTGTGCAGTAGCAGATTCAACAGATTGACCACCTCTAATATTTCTAGTTGCGGTATCCAAGAATCCCTGTCTATCTCTTCCAAATGTTTCAGCACGCTGAGTTGCACCAGCCATGATATCTGCCCTGCTTGCTTGTCCTAAACCTTGTGCTTCACTTGCCTGATCATACCTTCCTGCTGATGATCCAAGACCTCTACCAGCTTGCTGTTGTCTTATATCCTGAAACGTTGTACCTAACTGTTGACCTAACATACCTACCTGTTTTTCTCCTGCTGCTTGTGAACGTCCTAATATGTCAGCTCTCCAGTCTTCAGTAATGGGATTAGCTGCCGCAAATTGACTAGCGTCACTTGCCCACCCTGCTTCTCTTTTTAGTCTTGCTTCCTCTTGCACCTTCATTTGGGCCCGTGCTATCTCCTCTGGGCTTGGCTGAGGTGGCGGTGCTGGTGCTGATTTACCTTTACCCATAACTTACTCCTTTACTTTACTAAAGATTAAAACGTCTGAGCCATCCTCAGCAATATGCTTAAGATGAGCTTCCTTACTTAAACCAAATCTTTGTAACCACTTATGTGCTACATGTCTCCAACCAATAGACAACGCCTGTATCCTGTGTGCCATTCCATTCTCAAACATTCTATCTATCAACCCTGTAATAAACTGTGTTGTTACCCACCAGTCTCTATTTGTTATTTTATTAGTTGCGAATAACCAGATGGTTGCCACCTTTGGGTTCTCATAATAAGCACCACCTATTAATACTGGTTCCTTCTTACTATTTAATATTGTGTAAGACTCGCCACCTTGATTCATGATTGACTTAGCCATAGCATCTCTTGTCTTATCATTAGTTAATGCAGATGTTTCTGAGTAGTCTGCATCCCTCATGTTTGTACATACGAAAGCACAATCAAGAGCTGTCATCTGAACAACTGGTAGTTCATCCCACTTCATCATAAGATAGGTACTGATCCACGTTTCTTTTTCTTAGACTTCTTAGTTTTCTTTGTGTTCGTTACCTTGTACTCATCATGGGTAATGCTATAAATCTGCAACGGATAAAGATTGCCATCAATGCTGATCCTATCCCTAACCTCACATTCCTTTTTCATTCCGCATTTATCAAAGAAACGCACGATCAACCTGTTAGGTGATGCTATATATCCTTCTATCTTTGTTGCCATTTTCTGATCAAACGCAAAATGTTTTATGAATCCACAAGCTTTCTGTGCCATCTTGGTTCGTCTTAAATTTGGATCTATTCCACCATGTATAGCGAATATAATAGGCTTCATACTGATAACTTGTAATACAAAAAACCCTGCTCGTTTACCATCATGGAAACCTATCCATGAAAATCCATTCTTCATGTACTCAGAATATTGATGTAGAAGCTGCTTCTCGTCCATACCATCATGGTATGTCTGACTTGATACTCTTTGATCACGTAAAAAATTAATTACGAATCTGTAGTCTGCATCAAAATGTCCGAATGGAGCCAAGAATGTATCCTTGTCTAACCATATCCGTCCTGCATAATCTGCACTATACATACTAAGTCTTCTTTATAGATCCTACGTAAACACAACCTATGTTTGCATTGTCTGGCAAATCATTTTTTTTTGCTTGATTAGCCATGCGTACACATTGTTTCTCGTCCCAATGCGTTTGTAATATTTCTACTCGTTCAATTTGCATTGGGCCACTAAAGAGAACAAGTAGCAAAAGCCACATCAGTTATCATACTGTACCCACTCACTTACCATGATTGGCATGGGTTCCAGTATATATTCATATGCCTGACTTACTGCTTGAGTTGTGATTCTAACCCTATCATCGTTATCAATCTTAACTTGATTGCAGTCTGGCTTAGGAATAATCTTCTCTATCCTATATATAAATACACGCTCATTGGCGTAGGTTACTATCATCAATTGGTTAGCTTGTGGTTCATAGTTCCTAATCTCCATAGGAGGAGGAACTTCTAATTTATCATCGTCAGCTCTCGCACCACCAATTAAGTAAAATGTAATAAAAAATGCCACAAGAAGCAATATGGCTAAGAATTTATTTGTTTTTTTTCTACGTATCATAATATTTGTCCTACCCTTGGGGTATCATTATCATCATCATCTGATAAAGGTCTACCCATGTACTCAGTAGTATTATCTGCTTGTGAATCTCTAGCCTGTGATATAGGGCTGACTGAACCCTGTGACGAAGGAAGTGGTGTTGGTTGATTTGCCATAAACGCTTCAGAAAAACCAATATAAGGATCTACGTGATAATTAGTCTGAGGAACGATATCATCTCTTAATGACTGTCTTACCTCTTCAGTAGATGGGAATACCATACCTCCAACGCCACCTTTACTATCATTAACTTTAATATTCGTTGCCAGATGCTCGGCATTCGTCCCACCATCTCTAGGTCTAGCAGACCAACTGGTTATGTTAGGATTAGACAACCTACTGGCACGTAATTTATCATAGTCAACATCTGCCCATGTAATATTTTCACCAGATTCTCTCTTAGCATCACCAGTTGTTTTTATTGCTTGATTAAATATGTCACCCACGCTATTTCTCCCTGCACTCTTCCAACTGTTTCAACAAGCCACGTTCAGTTTCGTAGCGTTCAAGCAACCAAGCTTTACTTACCTGACATGGTTTTGTTATATCATCTGGACACGTCACCGTCCTGTCGCTTGGTATCACTACTGTGCGACTCCAACCGCAACTTGTCAAAAGCAAGAGTGAGAGCAGTATCGTCACCTTCAGCGATTGCCTTATTAACTTCCTTAATGTCTGTCTTCCAGTCTCCATAAGATCTAGCCTTCTTTCGTTTCAAGAACCAAAATAAAATACCCAAAGCTGCTGATAATGCTTGAAACATTACTTACCTCTGTTTAAATACCAAAATAAAATACCAAACATTATTTACCCCTTTCTATCTTGTCCCATCTTCCACGTACCCATACCAGTTACACCAACCATGCCCCACATCTCTGTGGTAAATGTATGATAACCCATCATCTGACAGCCCATCATTCCCATAGCTATAATCCATATTGCATACGTCTTATAACCCGGCATAAAATTATCAATTGCACCTATTGCCATACCCATCATCTTAGACATTTAGTTCTCCTTTAAATTATTTAGACATACCCAACCAAGCGGCTACAGCACCCAATGCAGTAGCAACAGCAGTACCCATACCTTGAACAGTTTTAATCCTAGTTTCTATCCGATCAACTCTAGTGTGTACTCTCTTAATAGTTTCCTCGTTAGAATCTATTTCCTTACCAAAAGAAGTAATCAACTCATCTATACGCTTAAACCTTAAAGCCTCAAGCTCTTCGTGATTATCAAACTTTTCGTTGATGAACTCTTTCAGAGCGTCTATACTTTTTGATCCACTCATACCTTTTCTTTTACTCCTTCGCTTTGTTGTACCAACTTTGTTAAAGGCATCTGTCATTTTTTTTCTCTGTCATTTTTGTTATCTTTAAATTCTTCATGCACCATTTCAGCTACTGAGTTGCCAACAAAAGAACCAATGGCAGTATTCACAATTGCACACCCTAACTGAGTCGTTAAGATAAATCCTAATATTAAACATAAATATCTATTCATCCTTTCCACCCAAAATTTTTATAAGTTTTTTAATAGCTGCTAAAATTTGATCTAATTTTTTTAGTATTTCTTCGTGGAACAAAGTGTTCATCATTTGAACCGATTGTCCACCCAACACTTAGCATAATACATAAGCCCTATCCATAGCGAAAACAAAAACCCTTCTATATATCCCAATCCATTCCATATATCTAATACTTCCATTTAATGTATCCTCGCCATTGCTATCACATAAGCCACAAACAAACCAACACCTACAACCGTTGCCCCAGTTAAAATCCAGATGAAAATTTTCATCTGGAATCAACCCAATCTTGCACGGCAGCATTCACCTCATCATCCGTGAGAGTATCCTCTGGAATTTCCCCTACTTTTTTCATTGGATACTTAGCGTGAATAGCTCGTTGTCTTGTTTGTAACTGCTCTAAGGTTAATGTCGTTAATGTGTCGGGTATATAATACTCCGCATTATCATCAACAATTCCAATAAAAGTATGATCGTCAGGATTATTGAAATACCCACCGTCAGTCACAAACTCAGGTATCTTATTGCATATATCGAACCCTCTGCCTACTGGATGTAATTTGTATTCTACGATTGCCATACTTTACCCCTATATAAAATTTTTCCCAACTGTCCAACATACCATAGAGTATCTCAAACCTTTTGTAACTGGCTTAACTCTGTGCCAATCTCTGCTATCGAAAACCACAACAGTCCCCTGCGATTGAATGTCTTTGACTACTTGCTCTCCTTTAATCTCTCCCATATCGTCAAGAGGTCTACCGCCATTATAAAATTCCAACTCTCCCCCCTCATAAGTATCAGGGTCAGAAAGATTGACTCCGAAAGATAATTTCCTAACTTCACTAACGTCACGCATAGCTACATCATCTTGATGCCAATCGAAAAATCCCCCCTTACTGTATTCTGCAAATTGCACGGCTTGAAAGTAATCAAGATCATATTTAAAATACTCTTTATTTGCTTGTCTTATAAAATTCCAAGCAAGTTGGTTTATTTTGTGTTCTTTACCCTCAATAAAACAAACTGAACTTTTCCTAATATTAGGGTCATCTCTTGATGACTTTTTATCTCGGTTAAAAACTTCAGCCTTTTCTAAAATATGTTGTTTACCCTCTTTAATAATTTCATCACAAATATCAGGACTAATTACATTGGGAAATATATAAAACATTCACCCATTCATCCCCTTAAAATACGGAGGTAGCCCTAAAAAGGGTCTTGTGTCGTATTTATTGTCTGGCGTATCGTTATAATGCAAAAACACTTGCCCACAATTTTCACCTTCAAATGGTTCTCGCCAATGCTCTAGTTTACATCCATCGTATATCAGCATATCACCAGCTTCTAACAACACGCTTATTCCTGTTTTACCACATTCTCCAGAAGGCTCTAAAAATATAGGCCAAGCATCACCACCTAAATTTACAGTTGTAGATACTTTACAACTGGCTCTATCTTTGTGTCTGTGAAGAACATCTCCGTTTTTATATATTCTGGCATAACTATAAGTTGGGTATAATTTTAATTCTGTTTCTGTTTCCATACATGGATGTAATTTTTCTAATAAAGTTTCCATTACAAAATCACCGTATACGCTGTAAGTGTCTGGGATTTGCCCATCACTCCAAACACCCCAGTTTTCATCAAGTGGCGAAAGGTAGTTTATTTCACGAAAAAAGCTAACTACTTTTCTCTTAAGCAAAAAATAATCGTAACAAAACTTTGCCAAATCTTTCGATATAATACCTCTTACAACTTTGTACATATTACTTAGTAAAGTGTATACTTGCTTTAGGGTCAAACCCCAACCATTCAGCTTGTTGAACAATGGCTCCTTCATACTTATTTGCTATAGCATCTAAGAATTGATGAAGCATACTGGTATCAATAATTCCAGACTTAGTTTCCCTCTCTATAAAAGCAGTAATTTCTCCGTGAATCGCTGATGTGGATAATCCACTTTGCTCTAAATACTCAGCGTTCCCACATCTAATTTTGCCACATTCTTTTACCTCCCTAACCGCTTGCATTACTGCACGTTTAATATGGGCTTTTGTTTGCTGTTTTTCAAACTCCTCTTCGGTAATTTCACCAAGCCGTTCTTTCAATTCATCGTGCATTTTGCCGAGCGTTTCTACCTCTTTCAAAGCCCCCTCCATTGATGATAAAGTTTCAGAGGCTTCGTGTTCTAATTGAGCGGCTTCAATTTCTAATAGTAATTTTTTATTCTCGCTCTCCTCTTCTAACATTTCATCACGCTTGATACTTGCCTTTGTCAGCCTTTTCATATAATTAAAACGTGCTTCAGTAAGTGCGGCTCTTTTAGAATAAATCTCCGCACTAATCTGCCTCATCCTTAACCATCCATCTGCATTCGAGCAAGTCAGGAATTTTACCATCCATTGCGAATTTGACCTATCCCATATTCTATCTGTGTATCGTACCTTATCGATACTTTTCTGGGCGTTAGCTAAGTTAGTCGCAAGAGATTTACCACCATATGACGGATGATTCTCAAAGCCATTAAATTTTTTTACAATTAAGTCAGTCAATATTGAAAACCATTTGTATATCCATAGCTCTTTGTAAGATCATAAGTTGTATCAACAGCATCTCCTTCTGAAGAAAACGACATTCTCTGGATAAGGCTGTTGTAGGAAGGTGCTTGCCCAGCGATATAACCATACGTTGTGGAAGAGGTTGTCGCTGAATAATAATTACTGTTAACCAAATCACCTACATCGGCTTGTAATCCTCCACTTGCAAACGTAAATCCTTTTATATCGTCTGTAGCACCACCGACAAAATAGCCTTTTGTACTTGATGACCAACCATCTACACCATCTTTGGCGCTGGGCATAGTGCCATAGACGCTTATGGAGGTATCTGATGCAAACGCATATCTATAATAATTTGTTCCAGCACTTGAGCCACCAGCGGCATAACCATAATATTGAGAGGTACAACTACCACCATCTGCTATATTATTTCCTCCGTTATACGTTACGGCTAGATTACCGCCAGATGCAAAAGAAGTTTTCCCTATTTTTTCGGCATTGCCACCACCACCGTGAACATAAAAATGAGTTTCGCTTGAAACACCACTAACCCATCCTGCCGATGTCACCATAGTGCCTACAGTACTAGACGCACCTTCGCTAGAAAATGAATACTTACCCATCTGATTTCTATAAACAGGAGCGTGATAACCACCACCCGTGTATCCGTATGTGTCTGATTGTCCACAAGCGATTGCCATAGCGGTGTAGGTCATAGTTCCTACAGGGGTTGCGTTTGCTCCTGAAGTGTAAGAATACTTTTCAATCGCATTAGTCGTGCTGGGCCAGCCACCATTCCAACCACCACAAAAATAGCCAAAGTTTGTACCTCCATAAGCATAGTTAGAAATAATAATGCTGTCAGCACTACTATTAGCTGAATCGTGGTAATACCCTGTGGTATCGTAAGCTGCCGCTGTTACTGAATAAGTTGCTTCCGCAGTATACTGGATAGTGACTACAGGATTATTAGTAGAAAAACTAGTACACTCAACGGTGTTACCTACCTTACTGCCTGAACCAACGCTGACACCTACATAAGTAAAATTAGATGACCCTATATTTAATACAAGCTTATTATCGTTAGCATCATTTGAAGTGATTGTGTACGCAACATTTGTAGCAGTCCCAACATCAGCAGGACTACTTATAGCAGGTGCTGATAACGTGGGGTTAAGAATAGTAATGCTATCAGCACCACTAGCAGGAGAAGTTGTAAAACTACCATCAATTTTAGCAGATGTAGCTGTAACAGAGTAAGTTGCTTCCGCTGTGAATTGAATAACTATAGCAGGGTTATTGGTTGAAAATCCTGTTACTTCAACCGTGTTTCCTACCTTACTGCCTACACCGTGCGATACACTTTGATAAGTAAAATTTGATGAGCCTATATTTAAGATAATCTTGTCATCGTCAGTCGTAGTGGAAGTAACGGTGTAGGTAACATTTACAGCTTCGTAGGAATCAGCAGGACTACTTAAAGTAGGCGCAGTTAGTTGTAATGTTATATTCTTAGTGACTGTATTTGAATCATCTAAACCCAATGAATCTGTAGTGGCTACAATTGTATAAGAAGGTGCGCCACCTGTAGATGTTATAACAAATTCACCAGAACCGTTTACCGTACCTACGGTACAGTTAGTTGGTGTAATCGTCCAAGATAAATCGTCCGACCAATTAGTAATTGTATGTGTTACTGTGCCACCTGAAAGAACTGACATAGTTCCAGTTATTGTTGGTAAATCTAATTTTGGAATTGAAACTACCTGCCAAGAATTATCACCTCTTAAGAATTTCGTGCTATCGGCTGTACCAGTTCCTAATCTTGCTGTAGGAACTGTGCCACTACCAATGTTAGTACCATTTAAGGCAGTTAAATTAACTCCTGAAGATGATGGTAACGTAGCTGGGAATCTACCATCTGGTAATGTACCGCTACCAATGTTTGAAGCGTTAGTAGTATCAGTTGTCGCTGAAGTAGCTAATCCATGACTAGCAATTGAAGTTACTGCGCCTGATAATTTAGAAGTTGCTATAGCGGCAGAAGCATTTATATCCGCATCAACAAAGTCTGTTTTAACTGGTTTACCAGAAGCCTTAGAATAATTAACACAAGTAACTACATTCGATGCGGTTGAAACAAATTCACCTACATCACCAGCCGCAGTAGTTATATCATCTCCTGATGGAAGATCAAGAGTGCCAGCAACGTGAGTCATAACTAATGCCCCAGCGAACTCTAAAAAGAAATGTCGATCAGCATCAACGGTGAAAGCTGAAAATCCAGTTGTACCCGTACAGATGAAGAAATCTCCTGTAGTTAAAATTACCGTTGGTGAAGCCGAGGCAATATCAGGCCCCTTTTGCATCTGGATGTAATGACCATTCGCATCTAAAAATCCACCCAACTGGGGCGTAGCATCTTGATGCAAGTCTGTTATACCAGATGTTGCTGAAGAAACAGGACTCCAAGAACCAGCAGAATATACATTTAAAAGGTCAGAACCCTCATCGTACCATAAGTCACCTTCATCTGGAGAACCCGGTGCTGACCCACCAACCGTATATTCATTAGCATAACGGTTAACATCAGCAATCGAAGCAGCTACCGTATTTACGTTTGCGATTGATCCACCTGTCAAGTTCACATTGGCGATATCATCAGATACGGTTTCTATATCATCAATTACACCTGATGCACCCAATAAATCCATATCAGTGATTACTGCTGGTAGACCTAAAAGTGCCATATCAGCAACTGCATCTGCTGTGCCAAGTCTTCCAATCTCGGTAACCTTGGCAGCAACCGCCCCAATGTCTGATGCATCTGCCGCCACTGCTCCAATGTCTGATGCATCTGCCGCCACTGCCGTTATATCACTTGCTATTGCCGCCACGCTAGTTACGTTACCAGAAATTCCTGCAACCGTAGTCGTGTTAGCAGAAATTCCTGCGACTGTAGTTACATTACTTGATATTCCTGCAACCGTATTCACATTAGCTATATTAGTGGAAACTATATTAGTGTCACCTTCCTTTGCAATGATCTTGTGGTAAGCATAAGTATTCAAAGTAACTGTAGAAATAACATGCATACCAAGAGAATCTGCAATCGTTGTACCCTGATATGGAGAGGGAATACCGTTAATAGTAACAGTCGAAGCACCTAATGTACGTCCTGTAGTAGATACCCCAGAACCATTCACTACCAATCCACCTGCGTTAGCTATGGATACTACCGTACCTGCTCCATCATCTGGGTCAGGATTAGTATTAGGAAATGATTGGTCATCAGCAATCGCATGGAAACCACCAACGTCATTAACAAGTGAAACAATATCATCCCTTACCGCCTTAGATGTAGGTATAGCTTCATCGGTACTTGAAAGTGTAGTCTCAAGAGTTACCTCTTCCCAGTTACCTGAACCTGAAGCAACTCTTCCAAGAACTTTATTGGTTGCAGATGCATCTACAATTTTTGGAAGTGTTACATTAGAATCAAGTATCTTTGCTGTAATAACTTGGTCAGCACCTATATGTGCCGAATCTATTGATCCATCAACATACTGATCACTGTCCACACTATTCGCAGACATGTGAGCTAAGTCAATTGATCCATCAACGTATTGATCAGAATCAACACTGTTAGCAGACATATGTTCAAGATCAATACTTCCAGCCGCATAATGCTCAGAGTTAATAGCATCATCTGCTATATGTTCATTATCTATACTACCGTCTACATAATGTTCTGAATCTACAGCATTAGCAGCTATCTTGTCTCCGTCAACAGCATCATCAGCCAAGTCTGCCGTACTTACATTGCCTGCGGCTTCCTGTGCATCAAGACGAACATCCTGTGCGTT